GGTTTGCCGTCAGGCGAGTGCCAGAAGGTGCGCCAATAGAATACGTGCCAGCAGTATCTGAGCCGAACATTGCAAAAGGGGATGCAGCAAAAACGGGCATTTTGAATAAGCCACCAATAATCGACCCGTTACCCCAGCGCACAAGAATACCGCCGCCGATAGCAGTGCAGTTAACCAGCATCTGGCGCGTTGGATTAGTCCAATTACCACCTGCGCCAGGACTAATAAACTCGCGACCAGTAACAACATTCATCCACAGTTGCAGGTTGGGCGAAGTGCCGCCATAGCCGCCGTTCCATGAGCCGCCCGTGCCTTCAATACTGCCGCCAAACATACACCAAATCGCGGCAGCGTTTGTCATCACGACACCATATCCCGATGCTCCATTGAAAAACAACGAGCACGACTTCCCCGTGCGTCTTTCACCATAACTCTGCAACTGACCAAGAACCGCCAAACCACCCGCCGCCTGAATTGCTAAAATGCTCCCGCCAACAGACGAGTTAATAACTTTCGCTTCATCGTATAAGCACAGCGACCGCGATTGCCCTGCCGTGCCAAGAATAAGGCTGTCAGTAAGGGTGACTGTGCTACCTGACACCGCAAGTCCAGCCGCGACAGACTCCGCAAAATTTTTAGACACCAGAACTGTGTCGCCAACAACCTGTGTGACTTCTAGCCCTGTCGCTGGGTCAATGAAGGGGGTGTTCAATTCAAGGGACGATGTGCTAACCCACTTGCGAGCATACGCAAACCCTTTAAAGGTTGTTCCCGCACTATTCCACAAACCTACAATGCGCTGGATTGTGAAATCAGTTGAAACGAATGGCGCGGTTGAAACGGCTAGTGACTGAGTGCCCACGGCAGACAATGCTGCGACTGCGTACTTTCCGCCTGTTGGGTTGACTGGCATATTAAATACCCCTAGAAACAATAAACCCAGACAGCGCAGCGCCGTCCCAAGCTGAATAAAAAGCATCCTGCGCCGCCACGTAAGGGCTGGGAACAAGGCGGTATCTGGTCGTGCCACCAAGTGTGTAGCTGTACACCGCGCCCGCTGCGGTGGTGCCGACTTGGGCGGGGGTGGTTGCCCAGTGGACGGCGTAGTAACCCCATGTGGTCGGGGCTCCTTGTTCGCCCTTCTCGCCCTTAAAAAATGGCGCCAATTGCAGCGTTAGTCCAGCGGTTGCAGGTGCAAATTTAATCGAACCCTGAGCCGGTGAGGTCAGTTTCAGTCCAATCACTCGCGTTGGCGTGAGTGTTAATTGAATTTTAGACACGGGTTGCCGCCTCTACGATGTCCAACTCTGATTTACTGGTTTGTACCACGTTCCCGAGCGTGTCCACAAAGCGCACATCCAGCACAGCTGGACCAAGCAACCATGCAGCCGTTGAATCGACGCTGTAGATGCGCAGCAAGCCCATGGCAGCGTTGAGCCACACGCATGTGAGGTCAGCGACTGAGGTCGTCGGTTTGCCCAATGCGTCTATTTTTCGGACTTGGCAAGTAGGTATAGGCCAGCCGGTGAAGTTGTAGGCCGCGTCATTCAAAGTGGCAGCGCCGGACATATCAAAGGTCGATCCTCGCGTAAATTCGAAGGGTTCGCAGCAGTCAGACATAATATCCACCAGTCATAGTTAATTGCAGCCGCCGAGTGGGTTATCGGCTCGCTTGATCGCAGCGCCAATGTTTAATGAGCTGTACCAGCCAGCCCCATTGCTTACCGCACCAGACATATAAATCTGCTCAATATTTCCGTCTTTGAAGTAGTTAGGCGAGCCGTGCTGCCAGCTATCCCAGCCTTGCAAGCTGTTGCTTGTAATCTGAGTCTTGGCAGTCCATGCGCCGTTGATGTACTTTTGCTGCCGAAGTCCGCCCACGCCGTTACTCAAAACTCGCAAACAACCGTCTTTTTCAAAGACCTCTAAATCCGCAATACCGGTTAATCCGGCTACGGGCACGACGTTTGCGTTGCTTAACTGCGTTGCACCAATGACCTGAATTTTGCTTACCGTTTGTGCAAAGCTGTCGAACCACATTTCGGTCGCGCCGTTTGTTTGCAAAAACGCGGGACGGCTAAACCCTCCCGCTTGGCATTGCGCGGTCGTTGGAACTAGATAGAGATTGTTCCGATACGTCGGGGCTTGTAGAGGGAACTGCGCAAGGTTAAAAGTCGCTGTACCAATGACACCACATTCCACGCCGTTGACTGGATATTTCCAGAAAACAGAGGTGTAAGCAACATGAAGCTGCCCGTTTTGGACGCGAACTGTGGGATCGTTCACTTGGTACAAAGCGCCGGTCAGCCACTGGCTTGTATCAAGCAAGCAAACCGACGTGTTCGGTTCAATTAAGTACCCCATCCACACCCAATTGCTTACGCCGTCGTGGCTTACCGCGTAGGCGATTGAATCACGCGCGACTGTGCCGTTGCGGCACGACAAAGAAACGCCAAACAGCATGTAATACCGACCGCCATGTTTAAAAACGGATGGCGAATAGACGGCACTTACTGTAGCCCCGCCAGTGCCTGGTATGTTGGCTGGTGTAAATATTTTGTGGTACGTAAATTCCTGCGCAAAAACGTGTGAACAGAATAGAAAGGCGATGATGGCGAATAGTTTTTTCATAATTTAGGTAAAAAAATAGCTTAGGGGGGCTCTTTTGTGGTTGGTTATTTTTTATGCTGTGTACTGAAGGCCGCAAACGATTTGCTGGGTTGTGACTGGTGAATAACCTGAATAACTACGCCACGCGATGGTGTCGCCTGCGGTCACGTTAAACGCGCCGTTTGGCGCTGAACGCAGCGCTTGTCCGTTGTTCGAAGATGTGAGGGTTGAGCCGGCAAAAACAGTGCCATTTATCGTGATAACAGCACCAGATGCTTGCGCCGCCGCTGTGGCAATCATGTAGTTGTGCATTGTGCAAATCACAAGCCCAGCGCGATGTGCGACAAAGCTGAAAGCGGTAATTTCACCAGCAGCGCTGTGCGTGACGTTGGCTGGAACGGAGGTTACACCGTATTGCTTGCCAGTAACAAACCAACCGCTTGGCGACCACTCCCAATGCTCGGAATAAGGGCTAACAGATGTGTAGCGTGTAAATGGCGCGGCGCTAGTTGGCGGCGATGCGGGGCCAGTCGCTGGACACGAACCACCATGATTGATGCCTAGCAATCGAATTGCAGAAGTAATCTGAGTCCAGTTTGTATAGTCCAACGTAAGACCGGAATCTTGAATAATTGCAGCATTCGCAAGTAGAAGACGGTTGTAAATTTCAGCCATGTTTTTAGTGGCATTGTTTGGACTAGTCCCATCGGTCAAGCCGGTATGGGAAACATTCCACGGTGCGGGCGTATTTAGACCCGGCGTGACTGGTGCTGAAAATGCCACCCCTGGTATATGCGTAATTAAATCCATAATCCCTCTTTTCTTAGTTGCAAACTTCCCAGCGGACGTGAGCCGGTAGGTGCTTATCCATCAAACAAATCAGTAACTGCCACTTTTCGCGGCCTACCATCAAAGGTTGACCGACACCGCCGTACCAACCTCCTACGACGTTGTGCCAAACAATCGAGCAATAGGGGCCAAACACTTGGTCTGGATCGCAAATCTGCAGAGGGTTGCCAACCGCGCTTCCATAAACGCCGCACAGTTCGCCATAGCCACCGACAACGTTGTGCACGTAATTGATGTCGGTCGCACTGATATTGTAAACACAAACGTGGTCAATTAACCCATCATTGTGATTGATTTCAAGTACCAAGTGCGGGCAATCAAGCGCATTTCTGAGAAAAGCCTGCATCTGTGCCAGCGTCTGGATGCCCTGCCCTAAGTAGGCTGCGCAAACCGCACGCTTGCGGCCTTCAATATCGGTCGGATAGATGCCTCGCATACATTCGCTTGGCAGGTCGAATTCAACCTCCCATTCAGGCAGCATTTCATCGGTAGCACAGGGGCGCGATTCTTTGACCAGTGCGCAAATGCGTTCGTCAACGTAGGCTAGTAAGCCGCCAAATGCTCGGTAAACTGCTGCTTTAATTGTTCCAAAGTCCTTGCACCAAGCCAGCCCAAACGGTTCTAATTTGAGCGCTGCCTCTGCATAATCCTCTGGCAAATAGCCGCACATGCGACCGGCTGTTGAATTGACAGGATGGCAGCCGCTACCGTCAACGACGGTTTCGCAGTTATCATTCATCATGGCTTAGACCCAAGTAATCGTACCCATAGCCGCGATGCCGTTGTACGGTACGACAATAGGCACAGCGGGAACGGTCAACACATGGTCATATTCGCCAGATGCGCCACTGATAGCCTCTGTGATGTGAGATATTGGAATGGTTTTGTCCGGGCCACCTTCTCGGTACAGCAGGTCAGTCAATTCATTGGTGATGGCTTGACGAATTGCAGGGTCGCCATTTGGTAGGTCGTGAATCGTGAAGTTGACGGGTAAAAATACGGTTGGTTCGACAAACAATTCAGAACCCATGGGTGTGTATTGCTCCAGATGTGCTGCCATATCAAGCAAGCTCTGTGCCGAAGGGATTGTTCCATTGTTGTCCATAGCAAACATGACGCGGACAGTGCCATAACCATAAGGAACGGAGGTAACCCAAACACGAGTTGCACCGGGCAATTCAAGCGCCCAGCGGCTCCAGTCTGAGCGCGTACCAGCGCCGGGCGGATTGCGACGACGGTACAAAATCCGTGCGCGCAATTCTTCGTCTGTTTCGGTTTCAGTGCCGCCTGCCAAAGTGCCTGCTGCAACCACAATGCTTGTCACACCAATAATCGGGCTTGTAGGCTTCAAAATCGTAGATGCAGCGCTGTTGCCAAGCAATCCTACTTTTTCAGCAAGAACCTGCAAAGTCGCAACACCTAAAGCGGGTATTGTGATGCCGCCCGTTGCAACGTAGCGGACACCATCGACACGCCTAAAAACCGTCCCAACCGTGACAATTGAGCCTGGTGTACCTGTGACCGTGACATAACCACCAGCCTTGGCCGCGGCTTTTCGGTAAATGGCGTAATCGATGCCAATCAGTTCAAGATACTCAGTGTCGGCCAAATGTGCAAAGAATTGGCGCGACAGATATACCAGAACCTGATGCAAGCCATCGGTCAGCCCCGCCCAAATGACGGCAAAGACGTTCAGGATGCCAAAGGGTAGGCGTGCATCGCCATTGGGAATCAGGGCGTTTATTTCGTTTGCGCCTTGCTCAAATAGCTCTTGTCGTGTAGGTCTGAAAAATGGCATTTTTAGCAGTGGTTAGGTATTGGGGTGCATTTTTCCAACTTGGAAATTCGCCATGCGTATTCAAATTGCCAGCCCTGCACTTTTCCGCAAGGCTCAAAAAGCGTGATATGTAGCGCCAGCGTATCGGGACATTGCGCGTCAACATCAATGCTGAATTTTTCGCAAATCTTGAAATCAACCAACGTTTGCAACGCTTCTTTGCAGTAATCGCGAGCTGATAAAACGGCTTGACGTGTGTTGCGAGAGCGCTCTAAAAGCCACAAACGCGATCCAAAATCAAAGCCCAAAAGTTCATGCCCCCACCAGCCCCGCTTATCTTGGCTGTTTGGGTCCGGCAGTTGGTCATCATCACGGGCACGTCGGTTTGTGAACAAGCAAATAATCGCCGCCGTCACGATTTCATTGCCCGTTTCCAAATCGCCGCACAAAACGGACAGGTCAGCACAATAGGGCATCTCGCAGCCCATGTTTAGTTTTAAGTCAGCCATGTCTAACCAATCGTTACGCCATTGACGGTCAAGCTGCCGTCAATGACGACATTGCCAACTATTTCAATTAGCCCGCCGTTGCGCATTTTTATGAAATGTCCTTCTGCGTGATAAATTGCGGACTCTCCGGGCAGCAAATCTTTGGGTCGGTAGGTTTTATCAAGCCAAGCCAAAATCATGCCGTGGTCAGAGTTGCCGCCCAAAAAAGCGGCGATACCTTCTACGATGTCATCAGGTGGAACTGCGGTATGCCCGTAGGTTTCAGCGGTTTCTACGTTGTCGTGAAGTTCGCCTTCCAGCACTTCAACCAAATGCTCTTGCCCGGGCAAATCAGGGTAAATATCGTGACGCACTAAGCGTCGAATCATGCCTTTGACGCGGGTTTTCGTCTCAGCTGTGAATTTTGCGAAGTCGCTCGGTGTCATTTTTTACCTACTCCGCTTAATTTTTTTGCAGCAACGCCGCTCAATTGCGGCTGTTTTTTCGGAGCTTTTGCAGCCGGGATTGAGGCCAGCACCTGAAACGCTTCAGGTTTGTACAAAATCAAATCAGTCGTTGATCCACCAGTCGGACCAATTTTGTGATTAACTGAACTGATTAGCCACTTCTCCTCAGTTCGCGTCCAAGGACAATCCACACGAACCAGTGTGTTCAACTTCCACAGCACGCCAGTTGATTGCCGCCATCCTTGCACTTTGCAAGTTAGTTTTTTGCCTTTTGCGGTACGAGTGCTAGCCTCCCAGCCGGCGCGGTAAGCGCAATCAGCCTCTAGCGCTTGCTCTTCTGTGACAATAATCAGCGGTCGGTAACGGTCAATTGGCGGGTGTCCTGAGCCATCGTTTGCAATCGCTGTTTTCGACAGAATCGTCGTTTCGTAAGGATCTTGTGTTTTTGCAACTGTTGATGTGTTGGCTTGACCTTTGACTTTGATGTCGCTGAACAAATTGGCGGCATCATCATCTAGCTCTGTCTCTAGCAAGTTGCCGCCCAAAACCAGCATATCGTCCGCTTCACCAGACATGCCAGCGCGTGTGATTACCAGATCACCCAGTTCATTTGTGATGACCAAAACACCTTGCATGTTTGCCATTTTCTCGATGGCGCTGTGGCACGTATCACCTACGTTGATTGAGTACTTATTCAATATATCGGTTTTGACTTCTTCGACCAAACCCAGCCCAAACGGGGCGATGATGTCCGCCGTGATGGCGTTCATATCGACTTCGACCCATTCTTGCGGGGCGGCTGAACAATCGACCAAATCGCAGGTTTTGCCGCGACCGGTTACCGTGATGGTGTGAGATTTTGAATCAAATTTAACGTGTACTTTTTCGATGTAGCCAGTCAGCACCAAATCAGAGCCAATCAACACTTCGCAT